AAGCTGCTAACAAAGGATATGTTGATGGTGTTGTTGCGGCAACTGTAGACGCTGCCCCTGCGGCATTGGATACGTTGAACGAACTAGCTGCGGCACTTGGTGACGACGCGAACTTCTCTGCGACTGTCACTGCATCTATCGCAACTAAGGCAAGACAAGTTGACCTAGACGCAGAAGAAGCGACTCGTCTCGCATCTGACACTACACTTCAGGCAAATATCGATGCAGAAGCATCAACTCGTTCATCTGCTGATGATACACTACAATCAAATATCGATGCATTGTCTTCAACTCAGTCTGGTGACCAGTCTAACCTACAGTCACAGATTACTGCTGAAGTTGCTCGTGCAACATCTGCGGAAGCAGTCAACGCTGCGAACATCGTGTCAGAAGCAAGTGCACGTAGTTCTGCTGATGCCGCTATCGAAGCAGATGTTATCGGTCTACAGAACCAAGTAAGTCATATCTTGCAAGGTTCTCCTTCTTCGCTAGACCAATTCGTAGAAATCGTTGCTGCGTTCGAAGGTGCTGACTCAACCCTATCTGGTCTTATCAGTGCTAACAGTGGTCGTTTGACTACTGCTGAGAACAACATCACTGCACTCGAAGCGGACCTAACTGCTGAAGAGTCTGCACGTGGTGCTGGTGATGCTGCACTACAGACCCAAGTAAACGGTCACTCAACTCGTTTGACTACTGCTGAAGGTGAGATCGATACTCTACAATCACAAATGTCCACTCGAATCGGAACAGATTCAGACCATTCGGCTGCTCTTGCTGTCGAAACTGCTGCTCGAATCGCTGGTGACAATGCAAACTCTTCTGAAGTTTCTTTAGAAGCGGCTACTCGTTCTGCAGCGGATACTCAGTTGACTTCTGACCTTTCGACTGAAGTTGCTCGTGCAACTCAAGCAGAAGGTCAAATCGCTAGTGACCTTGCACAAGAAGTCATTGATCGTCAAAACGCGGACACTGGTCTTCAGACGCAACTCGATTTCATCAAAGAGAACACTGACCCAGCGTCACTAGATTCTCTAACAGAAATCGTTGCTGCATTCCAATCTGCTGATGGTTCGATCACAGGTGTTGTCAACTCTAACACTGGTCGCATCTCTGCACTAGAATCTGGTGTAGTTGCAATCGAAGCGTGGAATACTGATAACGTCTCAGAAGGATCAATCAACAAGTACTGGACAGAACAACGTACTAAAGATTGTCTATCTGGTGGTCTGTGCATCACTTACTCATCTGTAACTGGTGAGATCAAGGTTGACGAAGTAGAAGCTGAGTCTTCACTACGTGTTGCTGAGTCTGTTGCTTCAGATGACGCTGACAAACTAGGTGGCGCGGCACCATCTCACTATCGTATCGATATATACGATGTGAACGGTGTTGTTGTAAACTAATCTAGGTTTTTTACCCAGATGAAAGGGGGGACTTCGGTCCCCCTTTTTTTATGTTTAGTTTGTGTATAAATAAACGTATAAATAGAAGGGTAACTAATACTGGACTATAGTAATGTATTCAACAAATAGAGAAGACCTTATTGACTACTGCCTACGTGCCTTGGGGCATCCTGTAGTTGAAGTCAATATTGATGAAGAACAACTCGAAGATCGAATCGACGAAGCGTTGCAGTGGTTCCGTGAAAATCACCCAGATGGGTCTAAGAGATATTATCTGAAACACCAATTGACTCAGACCGATATCGATAATCAAACTGTTGATTTAGCGGACGACCTAGACCTGTCTGCTATTGTAAGAATGATTCCTATGACATTCAACAATGCCCACTCTGGATGGTTCAGTGATGCATGGCAGTTGATGGCATATACCATTTCCGATTTCACCCGTCAAGGTGGTCTCCTAGGTGATCTTGCACATTACGAACAGATGCAACAAAACCTAGCACTATTAGATATGAAACTAGGTGGTACACCACAGATTACATTTGACCGACAGTACAACAGAGTCAACTTACATGTATCCAAAAGTAACCTGAAAGTAAACGATTATGTTGTCTTTGAGGTCTATGGTATTCGCAATCCAGATGAAACGGTCAGTGAATACAACTCACTGTGGAATCACAGATTCCTAAAAGAATATGCAACCGCACTGATAAAGAGACAGTGGGGTACTAACCTAACAAAGTTCGACGGCATGGTATTGCCTGGCGGTGTAACGGTAAATGCCCGACAAATCTACGATGATGCAATCGCAGACATCGACAAGATTATGGAGAAGTTCCGATTGGAAGAGGACGAAGGTCCGATGTTCTTCATGGGGTAAGACATGGCAACTAATCCATATATAAGTACAAAAAATAAAGAAGAGCAGAGTCTTTACGAAGATATCCTAATAGAAGCGATCCAATTCTATGGTCAGGACGTATATTACCTACCAAGAGAGATTGTTGAAAGAGAAGAAATCTTTTTGGATAGTATCGAGTCTCAGTTCTCCGACGCATATAAAGTAGAGGTGTATATTGAAAACACCGAAGCGTTTGATGGAGAGGGAGACCTGTTCACTAAGTTTGGTATCGAACTGAGAGACCAAGCAACCTTTGTTATCGCTCGTCGTCGATGGAAACAACTAATCGGCGACAAATTGTCACAGGCGCAGTTCCGTCCACGTGAAGGTGATGTAATCTATCTCCCACTATCTCAGTCTTTATTTGAGGTCAGGAAGGTCGAGACAGAATCACCATTCTATCAACTATCAAATCTACCACAGTTCCGTATGACATGCGAGTTGTTCGAATTCTCAGACGAAGATTTCGACACTGGTATTGAAGATATTGATATCGTTGAACGTGAACACGCATTCCAGTATGAACTGACTATGGAGAATACTGGGTCAGAAGATTACTACTATCCGGGCGAAACGGTAACCCAAGACTTTGGTGAATTTACCATAAGTGGTGAAGTAACATCGTTCAACTCTCAGAGTAGACTATTGAGAGTGGCGCATACTGGCGCTTCAGACGGTAAGTATCATATGTGGTCGACTGATATTCCGGTAGTGGGTACTCTTGCGTCTTTCCTTCCTCTTTCCATCACCGAAGGTGTGAACGAGATACAACCACTGTCACAGAATAAAGTGTTCGATGATTTTGCAAATGACTTTGTTGACTTCACTGAGACTAACCCATTTGGAGATATATCAGGATGATGGGAGGACACTTCTACCATAAACGCGTTCGAACGTGCGTAGCCGTCTTCGGTTCAATGTTCAATGACCTACATGTTTTGAGAACAGATAAGAGCGGGAAGGTATTGTCCCAAGTAAAAGTGCCTTTATCTTATGCACCAAAAAGGTCTTTCATAGAACGACTAGAAGAGATGTCAAATGGCGAGGAGTCGGAACGTAGAGTCGCCATCAAATTACCTCGTATGTCATTCGAGATAACCTCTATCACATATGACGCCACCAGACAACTACCTAAAATGAATGGGTTCGGTAGCGTTTTATCATCGACAGTAGACAACCAAAGAAAGATTTTTGTTGGTGTTCCATATACCATAGGTTTCTCTCTATCTGTATACGCTAAGTCACAAGATGATGCATTACAAGTTGTCGAACAGATTATACCTTATTTTGCTCCTCAGTACACATTGACCGTAAAACCATTCGCAGACGAACCGGATATCAAAGAAGATGTTCCTATTATACTGTCTGGTCTAGACTTTTCGGATGATTTTGAAGGTGCTTTAGAACAAAGGCGTACCATCGTATACACCCTCAATTTTGAGATGAAAGTAAACTTCTATGGTCCAGAGAATACAGGACCTATTATCCGTGAGGTAAACACGAACCTGAATTTTATAGGTGATCCCGATATTGAGGCATCTCTTATAAACACTACTCCCGACCCTATTGATGTGAGTCCGGATGGAGACTATGGTTTCAACACAGAAATAACAACCTTTGAACCACAGCCTCCAGAACCACCAATAGTATACACATATAGTATCACTGGTGCAGTGAATGATCCGACATCCATCGATTGGAGGACTCATTACGCTCCGCCGGGATACACTTGGAAACCATACGTAGGTTTCACTTCAGATGAGCCATTGATGCACACTGACTGGATGTTCTTCGATGAGTCTTCTCAGACATCCACTTTGGGTAGTGCAAATATCACCAATTTAGATATGTCCCAAGTTGTAACCGCAAGAGAGATGCTCAGAGGGTCAGACTTTGCATCTAACACGAGTGATATTACTGGGTGGGATGTTTCTAAAAATAGAGACTTCACATCTATGTTCCGTGAATCAGTATTCAATCAGGACATTAGTGGATGGACTATTTGTGCAGATAAAACCACACCTATCACTGACGTAGTTGCGTCTTACTGGACGGACTCTGGTGTCACAATCAATCAAAACACTTACTCAGACTT